ACTTCTCATCGTGATACCAAAAGTTTGTGTGAGCAGTTTTGCCGGAACATCCTCTTTCATTGCCACCTGCATTGCTGCACGACGAATGGCAATAAACACTCCCCAATTGGATGGAGCATCCAGATACCCGGAAGAATCTACCTTTTTATAAATTCTTTTATATTTATGTTGCGGAATGTTTATTTCATAAATTTCCAGAAACTTCACAGCCTCTTTGGGCATATATATTTTTCGCCCGCCGTGACAATGAATAAAATGGAATAAACCTGAGAACCCACCATGTTCGGCAAACTCTGATGCCAACCATGGCATCGCCGACATAATACTGACTTTATTTTTTTCACAAAATTTAATTAACCGTATTTCCCTCTCTGAATGTCGTTGTGGTAGTCCCGAAAATAGTTCAAACCATTCATCGAGATTCTCCTGCCTATTGTTTGTTTCCACATTAGCCATATCTCCTGCTCCTGAAGAATCATCTTGCTCTACTGCCGAGCAACTCCCCTCGATTGAGGTGATGGAATAAGTTTTAGACCAATCGAGGGAGTTCACACGGGGGAAGTATTCCCCTTACATAAATTTAACTAACGAAATGACAAGTCGTATGAGAGCAAATCAGGAAGGATAAAGATATTAAAGATGGGCATAATGAATATATATGGCGTAAAAAGTTAATAAAAACTACATTAGTAAAATTTTACACCATTAAAATACAACCTGGTTTTATCTATCAAATTGAGACATCTTTTAAGCATAAGTAGAGTTCACGATAAGACGCCACCAGATCTTCCAGCCTCGCCCGATTTAATCCGCTCGGATTAGGCAGCACCCAGACCTCAGTACGACCGATTTTTAGCACCTGACGCCCCCAGCTCACTTTACTGATGCCAAACGCTTTACTGAATGCTTGCTTGCCTAATACCGCCAGTGCCCGTGGTTGATAGCGTTCGATTTTGGCCACCAACGCTGCTGCACCGTCACGTAACTCATCACGCACCAGCTCCGTGGCTTCAACCGTCGGCCGTTCCACTAACATCGTGATGCCGCAATCCGTATCAAGCAGATGCTGCTCCTCTTCCGGCTTTAGCAAACGCTCAGTAAAACCAGCCTGATGGATCACCTTCCAGAATCGGTTGTTTGAATTAGCGAAGTGGAAACCATGATGGGCCGTAGAAAGGCCTGGATTGATACCGCAGAAAACCACGGAAAGATCGTCAGCAATAATATCGGTGATCATTAATTGTCCCTAAGAGGTATTTACTGCTGTTATCGCAAAAAAACGCTGCAATGACAATAAGCTATAATTGCACACAAAACGCGCATACAAGCCCAACAGCTCTAGACCTGCCCGTGGAACATACCGTATAATCCTGCCCCACGGCCCCTTAGCTCAGTTGGTTAGAGCACGCGACTCATAATCGCTTGGTCACTGGTTCAAGTCCAGTAGGGGCCACCAAATTTTAGCTTTAAAATCAGTAGATTAAGCCACTTCCCGAAGTGGCTTTTTTATTGCCTGAAATTTGAATGGCGATAAAATGGCGATGTCGTTTCTTGCCCTACCCCCTATACTGCTAGATCACCGCCTCTAAGATGAGGGCTTTCAAGAATAATCATCAGTAGCTATGCCTCGTTCAACATTTAAATAGAACACTTCAACTATATATATGAACAAAAAAACCCGCTTTCGCGGGCTTGGTTTTTTATCTTTTTTGATCAGTGCATCTGGAAGGATTGCTGATTGTTCTTATCTGGATGCAGCGGCACCGCGTGAATAGCCCCAGGCTCGACAATAATACAGCTCAGCGACTCATGGGTTTTAAATGTGCAACTGCAATTGATGTTCTGACACTGGTGATAACGTTCCTTCGTGGTCTGGCTAAGATAACGGCTTGAACGGGCATGAGCGGCTTGCTGGCATTTAGGGCAGTGCATCATAGTAATCACCATATGGTCATAGTAGTCATTTTCGCGCATTGTATGCTAACCCCGAAAACATACATCCGGTATTACAGTCTTTTACACATCACCCTCGGTTGCTTCGTAACTCACATCAGACAGCAGCACTTCCAGTTCCAGCCCGGTGGTGTAACCGCTGTTATTGAGGTTGTGTGTCACCTTGCTGATTATCCACGGCTGCGCGTCGATCACCGATTTAAACCCGGATACGGCTATCGGTGTTTCGGGGAATAAGTCGGCACGGCCACGCGCCAGGGAGATCGAGAACTCGGCCACGCCGCGTTGCAGCTTCTCCCACTTCGCTTGTGCCGCACGCATAGCCGCCTTTTTGGTGGCGTAAACCGTGGTGATTGAAAACACGTTATCTTCACTGCCCGTCAGATAGTCACCGGCTTTATCTTCCGGGGTTTTTTGCACTTTGGCTTTCACCTTTTTCGCGGCCGGATGTTGCAGAGCGCGAAGCTGTTTAAACTTCGGTTTGCGCTGCAACTTCACTTTTTTCGGTTTTGGGTCTTTGGTGTGTAACCAGCTTGCTGACACGCCGGTGTAAGCGCCCCGGTCGGCAATGCTAAATTGATGCCGGTCGCCGTCGCTGCGGCTTAATGTCAGTTGTGGGATGGGCTTGCCGCCTGCAGTGACACCGGCACCGGGTTTGATAAACAGCAGCCGACCGGCCTTGATCGCGGCCACCGCGCCATTCAGCTCAGCCAGCCGGGTGATAAATTTCGCGTCTGTTTCCTGCGTCTGGTCGATATGGGTGATCATCACTCCGCTGAACTCAGCGGCCAGCATGGGCATCAGGTTGTTACGCCGGGCAACCTGGCCGACGATCTCGCCGAGGGTAATACCGTGATAGGAGTTGTCCCGGCGGGAATTGAGCGTTCCCCGGTAGTCGGCACTGCGCGCCCGGATGGTCAGCGTATCCGGCGCGCCGCGATGCTCCACTTCATCCACGGTAAAATCCCCCTTACCGATCAGCGTTTCGCCCTTCCAGCCTAAGAACACCGACAGCACCGCGCCGCGCGGCGGCATGTGCAACTGACCGTCGGCGTCATCCAGCTCAATGTCCAACTGATCGGCTTCAAATCCGCGGTTGTCGGTCAGCGCCAGATTTATCAGGCGCGGGCTGATATCGCGGGTAATGTCTTCGGCATTCAACCGAACCTGATAGTCCGGCGACAAGCGTGCGCCGTTGCCGAGGGTCGTCGTGGACAGCATCAGAATAGCCCTCCGGCATAGTTTTTCGCATAATCGGTCAGACTGTTCGCTTGCTCCACCAACCCGTCAGTCTGGGTGCGTAAATCCCCCAACATGGCCGTCATGGATTCATCCACGCGCAGCAGGCTGAGGGTGAAATCAATGCTGCGGGCGCTGCCGTTAGAAAAAAACTCGGTGTGGGTTTCATTCACGGATTCAATAACAAACATGCCGTAAATCGTTCCACTGCCGTCAATCAGCGACCACGCCCGGCCCTGATCGGCCATCACGCGCAATGACAGCAGGCTCAATTTACCGCCGGTGATCTCTGGCATCAACGTCCCGGACAGCGTGATTTTTTCGTCACCGGGACCGAGAAACTGCGGCGCGGCGCGCAGGCCAATGCGGTCATTGGTCGGCCACCGGTAAGCGGTATTTCGCTGCAAGGTCTGGTAAGGCAACGTTTGCAGCATGAACACCATAAATCCCAGGCACATCATCATGCTCTCTTCCTCAGTTAATAGTCATCTGGCTGCGCTGGTTGGCGCGGCGCTCACGTTCTTTCTGGTCGATGGTGTCCAGCGCCATCTGGCGGGCCTCTTCGCGGCTCATGCCCGGCGGGATGTGTACTGCGAGGTTGTACTGTGGCCGACTGTTGTCGGTATAACTCTGTCCGCTGTTCGCTGCGATAGGTTTGTAATAGCCCATCGGGTCGGCGATCTCGTCATACGGCGCGACCTGTTTGGACGCCTCCGGGACTTTGTTTTTTAAGTCAGCCGACTCCGTATTAACAATCCCCAGCTTTTCCAGCACCCAGTCAATGCCACGGCGCAGCTGGTTCAGGGCGTCGAGCGGCACGCGCAGCGCTTTGCCGATGACCTCACCGAAAGCTTTCCCGGCGTTCTGGCAGTTATCCAGCGTTTCCTGGGTGGATTGCACCGGGGCGATAAGCGCCTTAAACCACGTCACCGCCAGCTTTACCTTGTCCGCTATCCAGCCAAAGTGATCGGCAAACGGGGCCAGCGCGTCGCCCACAGGTAAAAAAGCGGCCTTGATGCCTTCCATCACGCCACCAAAGAAGGCGCTGATAGGCTCCCAGTACTTACGGATCACCAGTACCGCCGCGACGATAACGGCCACCGCAGCCACCACCGGCAGGGTTATCGCGCCAAAGATAGCGGTGATAGTCCCGCCCGCGATGCTGAACGCGGTGCCTAAGAATCCGGCCCCGGCGATCAGCGCGTTAAACCCGGCGATCACCGGCCAGGCGATCAGCCCCAGCGCGCCGAGCGCGGCCACCAATGCGGCCAGAGAACCGGCCACGGTGACCAGCGTCTGCGTTAACTCAGGGTTTTTCTTCACCCAGTTGCCGACCTCAGTCAGCCATTGATTGGCGGATTGCGTCAGTTGGCGCAGGCTGCTGTTCTCTTTGTCAAAGACCTCAATCTGTAAATCTTCAAACGCGGATTGCAGGTTTTTTAAATCGCCGTCGAGGTTATCGGTTTGTATATCGGCAACCTGTTTAGCCGACCCTGCCGAGTTATCCAGCGCGGTCTTTTTCTCGCCTAACTTACCGTTGCCTGCGGCCTCGACCAGCTTCACCGCGCCTTTCATGGCCTCTTCGCCAAAAATCACTTTCAGGTATTCCGCCTGCTGCGCCGTCCCTAACTTGTTCTTTTTGAAGGACGCGTCAATGTCAGAAAGAATCTTCTGAATAGGCAGCATGTTGCCTTTATTGTCCCGCGTGGTGATCCCTAACTCACGCAGCGCCGCCGGGGCCTGACCGGTCGGGGCTTGCAGGCGGCTGAACATGGCACTCGCACCGGTCCCGGCCATGCTGCCCTTGATACCGTTATCGGCCAGTACGCCGAGCATGGCGGTGGTGTCTTCAATGCTGGCACCCGCCGCTTTCGCAATCGGGGCCACGTATTTCATGGCTTCGCCCAGCTCCATCAGGTTGGTGTTCGAACTGGTAAAGCCTTTGGTCATTACATCGGACACGCGCCCAATCTCAGCCATCGGGATATTGAAGGCCGACTGCATGTTAGTGACGATATCCGCCGCGTCGGCGATATCTAGCCCGGACGCCAGCGACAGGTTGACCGTGGTTCCCGTCGAGCCGAGGATCTGATCCGCGTTATAGCCCGAACGGGCCAACACGCCCTGTGTGCGGGCTACGTCGCCCGGTGAAAATGCGGTACTGCCGCCGATATCACGCGCCTGCTGACGAATAGCCGCCAGCTTTTCGTCGTGCTTATCCAGCCCCAGAATGGCCTGCGTCCCTGACATTTCTTTATCAAAGCCCATGCCCGGTGCGATGAATTTCGCCCCGGCATACAGCGCGGTCGTGGCGGCACCCAACGCCACCGCGCCGCCGTTACGCACGCCGCTCGCCAGACTCTTACCCGACTGATAGCGGTTGTTGATACCGTCCAGCCGCTGCTGTTGCTGGTTCAGCCGGGCAAGGGATTCACGTTGGCGTAACAGTGCGGCATTGGCCTGTTGTGTGCTGCCCTGCAGGCGACGCTGTTCGGCGGAGAGGTTCCGCGTTGAAATACCGGCGGCGTTCAGTTCCTGCCGCTGGCGCTGCACCGACTGGCGCAGGGTGTTGTGTTTGTTTTGCAGCTCACTGGCGGCACGTTTGGCGGATTCCATCAGGCGAGTTTGTGCCGCCGTCGGCTGCGCGGTGTTGCGATAGGCTATCGCCAGCCTTTCGGCGTCCTCCCTGGCTTTTTTCAACGCCTGCCCGGTGACCGCCAGCTGCGCACTGCTTTTGCGAAAGCCGTCGATTTTGGCGGCCTGCGCGTTCAGCTGCTTAAGCGTGTCCTGCGTGTTGCGGATATCGCCGGACAGGGATTGACTGGCATTTTGAATGGCTTTAAAAGGGCGGGTGGCGTGGTCAACCGCCTTTAACAGCACCTCTAGCTTGAGATTACTCACTGGTGGCCCCGCTGCGCGTTAAGGCTTTTTGACGCCAGCCGCACAGCTCGGTCAGCGTCATGTTGTTCATTTCTGACGGTGGCCAGTGAAAAATCACTGCGATATCCGCCATCAGGTCATCAACCCCCAAAGAGGACGGGAGTTTTACTGTGCCGATTTCGGCGACAAAAAACCAACCACCTTGCCCGCCAGTGCGATCAGGTCCGGCAGGCTCAGTGCCTTGCAGTCCTGCATGGTCAGGGCGGGCAGCGTGATGCGCGGCAGCACCACCGTCAGAGTATCCACATCGGCATTCGCCAGCGACGCCAGGCCGATACCGCGCAGGTGTCCGGCGTTGGGCTTGATGATTTCAACCTGTTCGATCCACTGGTCGCCACGTTTAATGGGTTCATCCAATATCACCAGGTTGTCGTTGACGTCGGTTAGGGCGGGATTGTTTTTCACGGTTTTTACTCTCTTTATTGTGCTGGAAAGGAACGGCACCGGGTCAGGGTGCCGGAAGT